ATGAGCAAAAGAAAAACCATCGGTGAGCTGCTGGAGGAAGCCAGGAAGCAATCCGGCGCCCCTAAGCTGGCAGGGCACGACATTATGGAATTGGAGCGTTTTGCTCCCGATACCCGGCACATGATTGTTTTCGATGTGCTTTCCCATAAATCCCCTGTGGGCTGCAAGGGTGAGCGTATGCGCTTGTTTCTGACGGACGAGGGATACAAAAAGGCATTGGCCTCTCAGGACCGCCATGAAATTAAAATCAAGAACCATGCAAGAGTGTCATCCGGCAATCTTGCCTATGACCATAGGGAACAGCCCCTGTAATGCGGAGCCGCCCGGAAAGGAGCTGATAAACAATGGCAGTATTCCGCATAGAGAAAACCAGGGATTACACGGTAATGGCGAACCACCATCTACGCAATACGGCGCTTTCCCTTAAAGCAAAGGGGCTTCTCTCCCTCATGCTCTCCCTGCCGGAGAATTGGGATTACACCACAAAAGGCCTTGCTCGAATATGCAGAGATGGCGTGGACAGCATTTGCGCCACGGTAAAGGAATTAGAGGAACACGGCTACATCATCCGTGAGCGTATCCGCAATCCAAAGGGGCAGCTCACTACGATTGAATATACCATATTGGAACAGCCTAAACCGCCGCTGCCTGAACAGGAAAAACCTGAACGGGAAAATCCAGTTTTGGATAATCCAATCTTGGGAGAACCTGAACAGGAAAATCCCGCACAATTAAATACTAAGAAATCAAGTAACCAAAAATCAATGACTGATTTATCAAGTATAGAACCATCAAATCCTATCGTATCAAATCCTTATGAGCCGCAGGCGGCGGATGGGATAGGAATGGATAAGAGAGAGGCATATCGAGAAATCATTTTAGAAAATATTGATTATGACATTCTCATTATGGACCGTAAACTTGACCGTGACCGCCTGGATGAAATTGTTGAATTGCTTGTGGAGACGGTTTGCTCCGCAAGGCAGACCATACGCATTTCCGGGGATGACTTCCCTGTGGAGGTGGTAAAATCCCGGCTCTTGAAGCTGGACAGCAGCCATATCCAATATGTGCTTGACTGTATGGCGGCTAACACAACTTATGTCCGCAACATCAAGAAATATCTGCTGGCGGCATTGTTCAACGCTCCCGCAACTATCGGAAATTATTACTCTGCCCTGGTGAACCATGACCTGTACGGCAGCGGAGAAAGGAGGTAGTCCTTGCAGGAAGAAGTTACTCAAAAAACCATAGCCATATCTATTCAATCAACAAAGATGACCGCCGCCGTTTTGCAGAAAGCTCTCGCAAAGCTGCTGGCGTCGCAGAAAAAGAAAAGCGCCCAGCTCCATAAAGGCAAACAGACCATGCGGCAGCTTATGAAGCACAACACGGGGGTTTCCAACATTGAAATTACTCAGGACAATATCAAGGCCTTTGAACATACGGCGAAAAAATACGGCATTGACTTTGCCCTGAAAAAAGATGTTTCAGCCCAGCCGCCCCGCTATCTCGTATTTTTCAAAGGACGGGACGCAGACGTTTTGACAGCGGCGTTCAAGGAGTTTTCCGCAAAGAACCTTGACCGTGATAAAAAGCCCTCTATCCGAAAGCTGCTCTCCCAGGCACAGGAGAAAGCAAGGCAGCAAAGGCAGCGGGAAAAAGTCAAGACCAAAGAACGGGGGCAGGAGCTGTGAGCGTAAAGAAAATCATTCTCCCGAATCTGCCCTATCTTCTTTTCCTGTGGCTCTTTGATAAAATCGGCCAGGCTTTCAGGCTTTCAGCCGGTACGGACCTGTCAGAAAAAATCTTGTACCTGGGCGGAGGCTTCACCGCTGCCTTTGAAAGCATGGCGCCCTCGCTCCATCTGCTTGACCTCTGTGTCGGCATTGCGGGTATGGCCATCATTCGCCTGGCGGTTTACTTCAAAGGAAAGAACGCCAAAAAATACCGTCATGGCATAGAATACGGCTCTGCAAGATGGGGCGGCCCGGAGGATATAAAGCTCTACATTGACCCGGTATTTGAAAACAACGTTATTCTGACGCAGACGGAACGGCTGATGATGAACAGCCGCCCGAAGCAGCCGAAGTACGCAAGAAACAAAAATATCCTTGTTGTCGGCGGCAGCGGCAGCGGCAAAACCCGCTTTTTCGTCAAGCCTAACCTTATGCAATGCAATTCAAAAGCGTTTCCCGTGAGCTATGTGGTAACGGACCCGAAAGGCACGGTGCTTGTGGAGTGCGGGAAACTGCTCCAAAGAAGCGGCTACCGGATAAAAGTGTTCAATACCATCAATTTCAGGAAAAGTATGCGGTACAATCCCTTTGCGTATATCCGCAGCGAAAAGGATATTTTGAAGCTGGTAAACACCATCATTATGAATACCAAAGGTGATGGCGAAAAAGGCGGGGTATCATAGGGACAAAAAGTGAACCGGGTATAAATCCCTGTGATGGGGCGGACAGTTTAGGCTGTCCGCCCCTTTTCCTGCTTATGCGGCGGGTTCGGGTTCGGCTGTTAAAGCGGTTCTGGTGGTGTCAAATATTTCGCCTGCCTAGATATCCTCATTTTCATCCAACTCGTCTTCACGGGCTTCTGGAGGCTCCACAGGCGTGTCCATCAGCCCGATGTCTCGGTAGTAAATACAAACTTCCTGTTCGGCGGTGCGGGAGTATTTCTGAGACTTCTCACCCACCACGATCTTCCCGATGAACAGTCGCAGGATTTCCGGTGTGAGCTCGGTGATGTCGCTGTACCGCTTGGCCTTGTCAATAAACTGCGCCACGTTGGTCAGCGAGTGTTGGAGTCTTTCCAGCCGTTGCTCCAACTTTGGAAGCTTCTCCCGTAGTTCCGTCTGTTCCGTGGTGTACTCAGTGGAGAGCAGGCGGAAATGTTCATTCGGGATACGCCCCAGCACATTGTCCTCATAGAGCCGCTTGAACAGGGCCGTGAGCTCGCCGTCCCGCCGCTTGGCGGCATCAATCTCTCGTTGAACGCGGGTGATCTCCTGTCGGGTTTCGGCAGAGTTCTTGCGGGTGATGTGCTCCGCAAACAGCTTTTCTTTCTGCCGGGCGTAGTGAGTGACTCGCTTGAGGTCATCCAGAATAATCGCTTTGAGCTGGATTTCCCGGATGTAATGGGAACTGCATTCCTCTTTGCCTCGCTTTTTGTAGGTGGAGCACATGAAGTTATTCTGGATTTCCTTCATGGTGTGCGCCCGGTGCAGCACCAGCGTGCCGCCGCAGTCGGCGCAGAAGACTAAGCCAGAGAACAGGTTCGGAGTATCCATCTGCTTGGGCGGGCGTTTCTTGTGTTTTCGGATATCCTGAACGATATCCCATAACTCCTGTGAAATGAGTGGTTCGTGAGTGTTTTCAAACTTTAGCCATTCAGATTCCGGGCGCTCGATCTGCTTCTTGTTCTTGTAGGATATGGTAGTGTAGCGCATATTGATGGTGTGTCCGAGATAAGATACATTCTCAAGAATTCCGGCAACCGTGCGGTTGCTCCAGTTATACGGCCTCTCTGTATCCAGATTTACTAATGCAACGCCGGTCTGCTGATAGTAATAATTGGTGGGTGTCAGTATCTGCTCCGCTTTCAGCTGCTTGGCAATCTGACTGGGACCTCTGCCCTCGGCGCAGAGCCGGAAAATATGCCGTACAACGTCTGCGGCTGATTCATCGGGGACAATCTGCTTTGGGTTGTCCTCACTTTTTCTGTAGCCGTAGGGTGGACGCGTAGCGATGCGCTCCCCGCGCTCCGCCTGCGCTTTCTTGACTGCCCGGATTTTCCGGCTGGTGTCCTTAGAGTAAAAATCGTTGAACAAATTTTTGAAGGGAGCGAAATCGTTATCACCGTAAAGACTGTCCACACCGTCATTAACCGCAATAAAGCGGATGCCCATGCTGGGGAAAATCAGCTCTGTGTACTGCCCCACTTGCAGGTAATCCCGCCCCAGCCGGGACATATCTTCTTGTGTCAAGTAGGAACTAAAAAATTTTTGAGATTTTACAAGCCGTTCATAGGTGGAAGACCACCCATGAACGGCTTGTAACATTCAGCCTATTAGATTTCTGCATCCTCAAAGATGTCTTTGAACTTCCAGACGATTTCGATGCTGTCATGCCCATGAACATAGATAGCGGAGATTAGAGCATGAGCAAGCTCGTATGTAAGCCCTTCGCCTTTCTGGTATTCGCCGAGCACCGCATCAAGCCTTTCATCCGAACAGGGATGTTCAGAATCAAGCTCCTGCATCCGCTGATGACCTCGCTGGATTGCTTCTTCATTCTCAGACATCTTCGTGTCTGTTTCTGCTTTCCGCTTGAGATATTCGGCCTTTGTGATGCTGCCGGAAGTGTATTTCTCATACAGCCGGAGCTTCACTGCCTTGAGCTGTTCGTACTGTTTCTGCAAATCACGGATTGCATCCGCGCATTCTGAGATGGCAGATTTCCTGCGCTTGCTGATCTCGTGTTCTTTGACAGCTTTCTTTTCAACCAGTGTGAGCATTTGCCCAATCGCTTTGTAAGCAGTGTCCTCAATCCATGCCTCGCTGTATCTTTCACCAACCGGACAATCCGTATCGCGGTCATGTGTTGAGTGGGTACACTGATAGAAATATCCGCTCTCATTTCGGAGCTTTCGCCGGGTAAGGGCGCGTTTGCAGTTGCCGCAGCACACAAGACCCTTGAGGGGATAATAGCGCAGATTCCGTTTGGGATTCTTCTCACCGCCCCGGATGACTGCCTGAGCCAACTCAAACTCTTCCTTGCTGACAATCGCTTCGTGCATCCCTTCGACGATGATCCAGTCCTCTTTCTTTTGAGAAATAGTTTTCCGAGAACCTACGCCGCCGGATTTTCGCTTGTGGCCGACCGTTGCCCCAGTGTAAACATAACTCGTCAGGATCTTGTAGACCATAGAGGCTGTCCAGCTTATCTTTTCGCTCATGCGACTATACTTCTTCTTGTCAGGATGTTTGTCTTTGAAATATTGCCCGGGCGTCGAGATGTTATCATCGTTCAAGCTAAGGGCAATCTGTGAGGTATTCCTTCCTTCAAGGGCTTCATCGAAGACCCTGCGCACGACCTCAGCGGCCTCCGGGTCAAGCTTGAGCTTGTTGCGGATTTCCGGGTGAAGCACATAGCCGTAGGGAGCGTACCCGCCCACATACTTGCCCTGCTTCATCATCTGGATTTTGGCCGTTGTCGTTTTGACCGAGAGATCCTTGCTGTACGCCGCATAGATGATGCTGCGCATGACAACCTCAAGACCGCCGGTTGTTCCCTTGTAATCGTCGCTGTCATACCCGTCGTTGATGGAGATGAAGCGAACGCCCATGAACGGGAAAGTGCATTCGAGATAATTGCCCGTCTCGATGTAATCACGAGAAAAGCGGGAAAAATCTTTGACGCAGATCAGGTTGATCTCCCCGTGCCGGACTTTCTCCATCATCGCCGAGAACTGAGGACGATGAAAATTTGTCCCGGTATAGCCATCATCCGCGAACTCAAGCCTCGGATATTTGGAAAGCGTCGGATGATTGTCAAGGTAGCGGTTGATGAGCATACGCTGGTTGCCGATGCTGTCACTCTCGGCCTTGCTTCCGTTGCCGGCATCTTCATCAGCCATAGAGAGGCGGATGTAGATGCCGATTGTGTAGTCTTTGTTCATTTACATCGCCTCCTGAACTTCTTTGATACTCTGAATGGTCAGCTCGTAGATGTCACCGTACTTCATGACCAGTTCCACAGCGCCGCCCTCATGGACTTTGACCAATTCAACAGACTCGTCTACCAAATCCTGAGAGAGCTGCGTTGCCGTGCTGACGGATTTCATCAAGGTAATCCACTTGTTATCGACCGACATAGCTTCGTCGAACTTGCTCCGACGCTGTACTGCCTCGTCCAGACGGCGGGACAGGTCAGCGTATTGTTCGTCATAGCTCTTCTTGGCAAAGGAGTATTCCGCTTCATCCAGAAGTCCCTCGGCATAATCCTCGTAGAGGCGTGTCCGCTTCTTAGAAACGCCGTTGAGCCGCAGATTCAGGCTTGTAATGAGGGCATTCTGTTGATCGCGGATGTTTTTCTCGCCCTCGCTGCCCCTGAGCTTATCCAGCAGCTTGTCATAATCAAGCGCTGCTTCGACTTGAAGCTGGATCGCTGCAAGTACATTCGCTTCAAGCGTGTCCTGCCTTGTGTAATGGGAAGTACAGTGCTCGTAACGCCGACCTACTGAGGTACTGCATTCATAGTAGGCATACCAGCGCTTCCGCTTGTCCTTGTCGATCCGTTTGCGGTGGAAGTACATCTTCTTCCCGCAATCAGCGCAGACGATTTTCCCCTCGAACAGGTTGACAAGCGTTGCCCGGATTTCCTCGGTTTTCTGCATACTCGTCTGGCGAGCCTCAGAAGCCGCTTGGAGGATGTCCTGCACCTTCTGGAAGTCTTCACGGGAAATAAGCGCTTCGTGTGTGTTCGGGAATACAATCCACTTATCCTTGTCCTTGACATTATGGGATTTGATGCCTTTGTAGATCGCCTTCATGGAGCGGCCAAGAACGGTATCACCCACATAATGCGGATTGCTCAGGATGCCGTACAGCGTTGAACTGTACCAGCCTTTGCAGGAGCAGCCGTCGCCTTTGCGGGTTCCGTTCTGGCGTTTCCGCAGCTCTGTATTTGGCGCACCCAGCCGGTCAAGTTCGTTAAGGATCGTCGGGATTGACCAGCCCTCGATTTTCCACTGGAACATGAGCCGCACATACTGCGCTGTCTCTTCGTCAATGACCATGTTTGTATGGTCTTCATTCCACCGGTAGCCATACGGAAGATTGCGCTTCTGGAAGGTTCCTTGCTCCATCTGTGCTTTCAAGGCGGTTGAGACTTTCCGGGAAATATCCTTCGAGTACAAGGCGTTGATCATGTTTTGCAGCGGGATCATCAGGCTCTCGTTTGAGCCGTCTGTATCGAAGTTATCATAGTGTTCCTTGATGGCGATGAACCGCAAGCCAATCTGCGGGAAGATGCGCTCAAGGTAGGTGCCGGTTTCTATGTAGTCACGGCCAAAACGGCTGAGATCGCGGACTACAAGGCATTTAATCCTGCCGCTCTTGATGTCGGTCATCAGCCGGTTGAACTCCGGCCTATCGAAAACCGTCCCCGTCCGTCCGTTATCCACATAGACATCGACGAGATCAAGGTAAGGACACCCTGCAATATAGGACTTGCATATCTCGATCTGGTTGGTGATGACATCCACCTTCTCAGATTTGCCGCTGTTCTCCACGGAAAGACGGGCATAGATGGCTGTCGGGAAGATTTGCAGCGGTGCTGCTTCGCAAACCGGCTCTGCGGCTGCGATTTTTCTGCTTTTTCGTGCCATACGCTCATCCCTCCTTTATCCGGCAATGGCAAGTTCATCGGCATAGCCGAGAACATATTCAAGTGTCTGCTGATACTCGTCTTTGTACTTGAAGACAATCTCGATTGCGTGATCCTCATAAATCAGGATGCGGTCAACCAGCGCCATAAGGACGCGGCGGTTCAGTTCTTCAATGTTTTCATATTGCTTGAAGAGTGTGACCCAATTCCGTTCCGTAGCCCCGGTTGTAACCGACTGCTTCATTTCCTTTTTCACGCGGAGAAGGGCTTCCTGCTTTTCCTCGATGATCTTGGTGTAGCTGTTGCGGAACTCAAAGTATTCCGACTTGTCGATGATCCCATCCGAGAGGTCTTCGTAGAGCCGGAGCTTGAGCTTTTGATACCGCTCAATCTCTTCTTCGAGCTTCGCAAGCTGCGCCTCGTAGTTGAACGCTTTGCGATTCTGGGAAGGAAGCCTCTCAATCATCTCAAGCGCCTTTTCTAAATTGACCACAAGTTCGATCTGGTCATGGATGGCACGGAACACCTTTTCCTCAACCTCTTTTGCACTGATGCTGTGCGGGCTGCAGGTCCGGCTATGTTTGTTCGTCGAGCAGACATAGTAGATGTATTTCTTTGTCTTCGACGGGACGGTCTTACGTGTCATAGACTGCTGGCAGTTTCCGCAGAACAGGAAGCCGGAAAACAGGTGTGCCTCGTCCTGATCAGGCGAGCAGCGCATATCCCGCTTCATCATAGTCTTGACGGCCATGAAATCCTCATAGGAAACAAGCGCTTCGTGCGCACCCTCGACTTTGACCCACTCGGTTTCGTCTTTCGGCTGCACAACGCGCACCTTGTAGTTTGGCGTACCGCGCTTGCCTTGGGCAAGGACACCGATATATACCTCATTGGTGAGGATACGCTGGACAGCCTTGTAAGTCCACTTTGCAGTGTCGCCGGTCTTGAAGACGGTATCGAACTTCACCCCCGCCGAGTGCTTATACTCCATAGGGGAAAGCACACCCATCTGATTCAGCCTCGCGGCAATGCGACCGATGGAAAAGCCGTCCTTGTACATGGCAAAGATCATCTGCACATACTCGCTGACGGCTTCATCGACGATGAGTTGGTTTTTGTTATCCGGCGATTTTTTGTAGCCATAGGGAGCGAACGCCCCGACGAACTCACCGTTCTTTTGCTTGACCTCCAAACTGGATCGGATTTTCATGGAAATATCCTTGCAGTAGGAGTCGTTGATGAGGTTTTTGAAAGGGATGACAAAGGAATCCGACTGCGGATCGCCGGTCAGGCTGTCGTAAGCGTCGTTGACCGCGATAAAGCGGATGCCGAGCTGCGGGAATATCTTTTCCAGATACCGACCGCCGTCGATGTAGTTTCTCGAAAAGCGGCTGAGGTCTTTGACTACGATGCAGTCAATCGCGCCTTTGCGGATTGCGTCTTCGAGCTTTTTGAAGTTTGGACGATTGAAGGAAACGCCGCTATAACCATCGTCAACGAACGGCTCGCAGACGATTTCCAGATCGTCATGCCGTGCAATGTAGTCCTCGCAAATGGCTCTTTGGCTTGCGATGGAGTTGCTTTCAACTTTGTCCCCGTCTTCACGGGACAGGCGGCAGTAAATCGCCGTCCGGTAAACTTTTCCGGGCATAAAAATAACCTCCGTTTTCTGTTTGGTGTGATACATCAAATCAGAAAGACGAAGGCTTCTGCTTCTTGTATGAGGAAAACACGATAAAGCCACATGACCCTCAAGGGCAGCGGCTTAGTCCATGTATTCTTTTTTGACCTGACTTCATTGTATCACAGGCTCAATCGCTTGTCCATAGAACCGGGCGAAAAGATTCAGTTTGTTCATAATCAAAGTCCTCTGAGATAATGTTCAAGACAGTCCTCCAAGGTGGTGTCTGTCTTCGAGAAGCTGATCTTCACGACGGTCTTCCCGTCCAGATAGCAATACGGGTTTCTGATCTGTCGGATAAAATCCCGCAGCCGGTCATCCTGCGCAGCCGCAGGCTCAAGCCGGATGCTGTCCCGCTGGACAAGGGTACTGCGGTCAACCGTCTTCGGGTTGATGCTTCTCATGGTTTCTACGCTCATCATATTACAAACACCTCCCTAATGATGTGAATTGTATTCAGGACAAAAGGATATGGCGGAGCGCCGGTTAGGGACACTCCGCCACATAGTTTTCATCCTGAAAACTTGTATGCTGAATGTAGCTAATTGGTTTGTTTCGTGATCCGGCATATTTGCAGCTCGCACCCCTGCCAGAAGAGCCTCGCGGCTCCGGGAATGCTACGGACTACCAACGGTTAATCGGTATCATGGGACTCTCACCCCTCCGAGGAACGCTCCGAGCCGCCCCCGGCAATCCGGGAACGGAAGTATCATTATACCCAACTTCTCCATCATGGCGAACAACCGCACCACACGGCAGTTTAGCCTCTCTGTTGATCGCTCGCTTCCGTGAGGAAGGTCTTGGCGGCAGAAGGCAAGTCGCTTCGAGAAAAGAGGAAAGATCCGCAGCACTGGATATTCTGTTTTCAAGGTACTGTGAAGCCGGTCTTGATTGACCCCTTCACTTTACAACGGACATTTTTTGAGCGAATTAGCGGGTCTCTCAAAAAATTTTTTTGAATTTTTTTCTGATCGCATCCCGCGTGTCTTTGACAGTGGAAAACGAAAGGCCGTTCTGCTTGGCATACGACAGCATACTCATGTTGCCGCGCATACAATTCATGTACACATCAAGCTGCGGCTTAGTCAGGCTGCGGATAAATTCCTGTTCGAGCAAGCCGGTGATGATGTCTTTCTCCATCTTTTCCGGGGACTCCAGCCATGCGGATGCCTTTACATCATCTTCCGGCACAGCGTCCAGCGACAGCACAGTGGAAGGCTGCGTTTCCTCGCTGTCTTCGCTGTCAGATGCTCCCCCGGTATCGTAGGAGCGACGGAGCTTCTTTTCCTCATTGCGGAGTGCTTTCATGACCTCGCGGTCAACCTCCGTAGTCTCGCCGGTGGCCTTCACGCGCACCATGCACTTGCCATCCTCGGAAATCCAGAGGTCGTAATCGAACTCGATGGGTGTTTTGGGGATTCTTTTCATTGTCTTGTCCTTTCCGCTGGCTCGGAGCAGCGGATGGACAAGACTAAAAAAGAGCCGCATGACGGTGAGCTGATCTTCCCATACCGATAAAACAGAGCTTAGAAAACTCTGTTCATGCGGCATTAGGAAGACTCACCAATCAGCGGCTCCACAGCACAGCTATAAAATATTGAATTGTATTTGTTATCTCCTTACCTTCTGTGAAGGCGGAGGTATAACCGTCTCATGTTGATCACATCAAATACGGTTTCCCGGCCACAGGCTTTGCACTTGGCCTGTATGTGACCACGGGAATCCTCGAATACAGCGATAGCGTTATGCCCACAATATGGGCATTTCACCATGCGCATCTTCTGGTTGACAATGGCGCATCGCGCCCTGCGGATTTTCTCCTGCATCTCCGGTGAAGGCTCTGAGACACGAATGTTTTTCTTCATGCCCACACCTCCACAGGATCGTTATACTCGCTGTATGGCCGTGTTTCCAAGTGGCCGAGCTGTCTCAGCCGGATGACTGCGGCTGTCTTGGAAACGCCGAACTGCTGGCAGATCATATCAAGGGCAACCTTATCCCAATAGGCATAGGTTCCATCATAGCTGACGAGTTTCCGGCCTCTGGCATAGTACGCAACGGCAAGATCAATTTCCCGTTGGGGCATCAGGATGGCCGCGCCTAAGACATTGGCTTGCCATTCATTCCAGTCCTCGCGGGTCTTTAGCTCCCGGAGCGAATAGGCTGTCCGGGCGGAGTATTTCCGCCGACAAGCTTCCCGGATTTTGTCTGTCTCCATCTGGAACAAGATTTGATGGGCGCACTCATGGGCGAGTGTAAACCGCCGTTTCCCGCAGAGCTTGCGAATCTGTGAAGGCTCGATAAAGTTCCTGTCCATCAGGACTTCGTTTCGGTGCAGCGGGATTTTTCGCTGAAAGCCTCTGTCCTCCACGATGTACTCGGTATCGGTGTAAGCGGTCAGTCCGCAGATGCTTCCGTCCTCAGACAGATAAGCGAACGAAACATTCAGGCCGAGATATTCGCGGGCAAACTGGTCAATCGGCGTACCGCGAGGCAATCGCCTCCCATCCGTATCGGGTCCGAAAAAGAACTCGTTAAAATCTTTTGTGACCGCCGCAGCGATTTCTTCAATCTCTTTGTGCGATAAAATCATCTGGCTCCCTCCTTTGCTTCTACAAACCATTTTGTTCCCTCCTGAAAGAGGTACGATTCCCTCCCACGGATCATCACAGTATAACGAATACCACCGCCTCCAACTTTTTTAGAAGCTGCACGGCATTTGTACAGGATTTGGTCAATCTGAAAGATCAGGCCGTTTTCCCAACGGATAAACCGAGGATGACATACTCCTTCTTCGTCAACATCCAAGTTGACCGAGACATACGCCTTTCGGCAATGTGTGTTCGTCATAGCCTACCTCCATGTGCTCTAAAAGTTACGCAAAACCGGGCATAACTTCCGTATTCCTGTTGACATACACACTGTTCGTGTGGTATCATAATCACGAACGGGGCGTTCGCGTTGATAACAGCATAGCATGAACAGATATTTCATGTCAATGCCTTTTGCGAAATTTCTGTTCGTGTCCATAATTGTTTTTAGAAAGAGGTGCCTTATGAGTTTCAAGGATAAGCTGAAGGAGAAAAGGTTGGAAGCGAACCTTACGCAAGTGCAGCTCGCCGAAAAAGTATCTGTGACACCGAGAACCATCCAGCACTATGAGCTTGGCACTCGCAAACCGACAAAGCTTGATATTGTGGAAAAGTTGGCGAAAGCGTTGAATACCACGCCGGAGTATCTGCTTGGGCAAAATGGGTTGCTGGTGGTAGCGGCTCATGAACAGGGCGGCTCCAAAGCAGCCAGAGATATTGACGAGCTTGTCAGTGAAGTGACCGGTATGTTTGCCGGTGGGCGGCTCAGTGATGAAGCGCTCGATGGCGCGATGAAAGCGTTGAACGATGCTTACTGGATCGCCAAAGCGAAAAACAAGAAATACACTCCGAAGAAATACCGTAAGGGGACGAGCAAACAGTAAGGTGTTTCGCTGTTTGCGATGCCTCCATCAGCGGGAGGTGAGACGATGAATGCTGAAAATCTCTCGAAGGTCGGCAGCAGGCTTGTGAAATGCTGCGGGACACGAGATCCGTTTAGCATAGCACGGCAGCTTGGCATTGAGGTCCTGTTCTGTGAGAACTTCGGCCCTCTGAAAGGGATGTACCGGGTGATCAAGCGCAGCCGTTTTATTTTCATAAACGAAAACCTGAGCGGGCGGATGCAGCGGATTGTCTGTGCTCATGAGCTTGGGCATGACCAGTTGCACCGCCATCTGGCAAAAGGAAGCGCAATACAGGAGTTCATGTTATATGACATGACCACGAAGCCGGAGTATGAGGCGAACATCGTTGCCGCCGAAATCCTGCTCGACACCGATGAGATTCTTGAGTACATCTATGACTATGGCTATACATCCGAGCAGATTGCACGGGCAATGGGAACAGACATCAATTTGGTTGCCTTGAAAATTGCCCACTTGGCGGAAAGCGGATATGATCTCCGGCGCATTGAACATAGGAGCGACTTCCTGAAATGAAGACTTTAGAGGGAGGCGACGAACGATTTGAACTATGACTCCTATCTTGCCCGTGCCATAGAGATTTTTAACGACAAGATGGATGCAGACTTTTCCCGCGATAATGTCATCCTTACCTGCTTTATGACCGACGATCAGGAAGAAATCTTTGAGCAGTTCTGCGCTCAGTATTTCCCTTACCGGCTAAAAGACCGGTATCAGGAGGAAGGCTACTTCGATTTCCGGGCATCCTCCTTTATCGGGATGGACAACGGAGGTAAGGACGGCATCCTGCTCCGCACGGACATACCCTACCATCCTGTTGAGCTGCTTCATATCTTCCTGCATGAGCTGGCGCACATTTACTGCGTCCATCATGAACTGGATGGGAAAAGCTTTTATGACGAATACTGTGAAGGCTATGCGCATTCCAACGAGGAAGACGGCATGATCAACGCCGGATATGCCGTCTGGCGGGAGTGCATTGCAGAGATTATTGCGATTGAATGCGACGATAACTGCGACATTTTTCCGATACGGGACAAAAAGAAGATGCTCACCCAACTCAGGGATGAGATCGACCAGCGGGACGGCAAACTGCTCGTGAGCGAGATCCTGACGGCGGTGATGACCAGCGCCGAGGTCGAGGCATCCCAAACATGGGACGAAGCTGAGAAAGCGATCCACAGCTTAAAACTGTTTGATACTGCGCCGGAGATGGATTTGATGAGGCTTGTCTTCAACCAGCTCCAGGACAGGCTGATTGAAATTGATGTGGACTTTATTTCAGAACTGGGCTTCCTGTATCTGAATATTTTATCCCTTAGTTTACTGCGAAACTTCCAGATGCCTTGAAGGCAACATTCAGTATTGATATGAGACAGCAAATCGGGAGGTGTGAAGATGAGTATAAAAGAAGCGCTGATCGGAGTATTTTCAGATGATCCCATCAACTGGTTAAAATGGGGAATTGTATTTGCGATTCTAATTGGCGGTTATATTATTGCCATTCCGCTTTATGGGAAAGTCTCATCCCGTCTGAGCTGGGAGCGCAAGCGGGATATTGCACGAAGCAGGGACCATGTGATTAAGGCAGCTCTTGTTAAAAAGCATCCAAAAGGCGAAGTTGGAAAGTACGATTGGAGCGCTACCTACCATTACGAATTACAGGGTGAAGAGCAAGAATATCACGCCTACTTCAAAGAACCAACCAGACCGCCTGTTTATCTGTATCTGTACTATTTGGATAATCCCCGCAAGCTGTTTTCGGTGGAGGAATATCACTATGAGAATCACAAAGCAATCCTGCTTCTGCCTGTCATTTTTCTCCCGTGGATTTTGGCGTTAGCTGCGATGTTCCTTTTGAACATCCCGTTGCCAACAAGGTGAGTCGGAACCAATAGAATTTGCATGGAGAAATATAAAATGGAAAATACCGTATTTGAACGCAATTATGAGATTGTAGAAAAAGATGACCACGCAACGGCTGTATTTGAGCGAGCCTTTGCCCCCGGCGGCTTTATGGAAGAGTTTACAAAGAAAATGGACGCGATCCCGAAGGTGGTTGTGCCGAAGGATAAGGAAAATTACGACTATCTGCTCAACCGGTGCGATGACTATGCAAAGCGGCATCACGGAAGGATTCGCGGTGTTGTGGACTATGAGCACTAGGACGCGCATATCGACCTCTATCTGAGAATGCTGGAATTTGACGATGCAGAGGATATGGCCTTTGTAAAGGATATTGGGGAAAAAGCGCACTACCTTTGTATCACGCCCGTAGAAGGCGGCGGGTACCGTGTCCATATCATGATCAACTATTTTGAAGAGCTGATGTCCGAAGAATACCGCTCCTATCTCAAATATGAGACGCTTATGGAGGATGAAGAACTGGCCTCCATGTTTGACATACCGGAGTTGTCCCCGGAGGAAGAGGCGGTTGTCCAGTTGATCAATGAAATCCTTGACCGGTTTGATAACGAAACCCAAGTGGACAGGACAACAGCCTTCAAGGCTGCAATCCGTTATTTGATGCAGCAGGATGAAGAAGAGGCGATGAATCTTGAAAAAATCGCCGCAACGCTGACGATACTTCTTGAAAATGTGTTGGACGAAGAAAAGAATGTGGAGGAACAAGAGTCATGAAATACATTCTCTATCGCTCTTTTGGCGATCTTGATAAGGCCGTTAAGAAGCATGAACTTGTGGCCGTTGAAACCGGAAAGAACATTGATGATGTGACTGATGCCCTGATTAAAGCAGCAGCGGATGACCTTGCCGGTATGCCGGAATATGAGCGCTGCGAGACAGCGGCTTATGCACCGGAGCCGGTCAAAGACTTTCGGAAGGTGCGGCGCTATCAGTATGAGATGACGGGCATTGTCTATCCGCCGAATGCTGATAAGAACATCCTAATTGACTATGGTATCGTAGAGGCAGAAGAATAAGTATATTTTGAATAATGAAAGGCGGGTGGTAATGTGCCTCTTCAAATTGTACGAAACGACATCACAAAGATGAAGGTTGATGCTATCGTCAATGCGGCGAACAGCTCCCTTTTGGGAGGCGGCGGTGTTGACGGCTGCATCCATCGGGCTGCGGGACCGGAGCTGCTTGCCGAGTGTAAAACGCTGGGAGGCTGCGAAACCGGAAGCGCGAAAATCACAAAGGGATATAGACTGCCCTGTAAGTATGTGATCCATGCCGTCGGACCGCGCTGGCGGGACGGCAACCACGGAGAACGGGAAAAGCTTATCTCCTGTTACCGCACTTCTCTTGTGCTGGCAAAGGAGCACGGCTGCGAGACGGTTGCCTTTCCGCTGATCTCGTCGGGCATCTACGGCTATCCGAAAGACCAGGCATTGAAGGTTGCCATTGACACGATCAGTGATTTTCTTCTGGAAAATGACATGACCGTCTACATTGTCATCTTCGACCGCAAGGCATATCAGATCAGTGAGAAGCTGTTCTCCGACATTGCCGCATACATAGACGATACCTATGCGGACGCGCATACGGACAGCCGCGCTTCACAGCTTCGCCGGATGCAGATGCTTTCGGAGGAAGCAATATGTGGCGCTCCAATGGCGGCAAGCACGAAAAGTCTTGACGATGCTCTTTCGCAGATCGACGAGAGCTTTTCTGAAATGCTGCTTCGGAAGATCGACGAGAAAGGCATAACCGACGCGCAGTGCTATAAGAAAGCAAACATCGACCGCAAGCTCTTCTCGAAGATCCGCAGCGACCGGTTGTATAAGCCGTCCAAGCCCACGGCGATTGCCTTTGCGATTGCCTTGGAGCTTCCGCTGGATGAAACGAAAGAAATGCTCATGAAGGCAGGCTTTGCCCTTTCACACTCCAACAAGTTTGACATCATCATTGAGTATTTCATTGAGAACGGGAACTACAATGTCTTCGAGATCAACGAGGCTTTGTTCGCCTTTGACCAGAGCTTGCTCGGAGCGTAA